ACACTGTGAAAATATTAACACCAATGCTCTTACCTTTAACTGCAATACAGTCCAAGGGAATAGTAAAATAGGCCTCGTTAACACGCTTCTCTGTAAACTCGCTGATAATGATTAATTGTCCATAGTTCTTAGTTTGACCTTCTAAACGTGCAGTTAAGCTAACTGAATCACCTAATACGTCATAGCCAAATCGGTCTTTACTGCCAATGTTACCGATCAATGTAGGACCAGTATTGATTCCCAGACCCATACCTACTCTTGGCTTACCTTCTTTTTCTAGTTCAATATTAAACAACTCAACAGCATGAATCATTTCAAGTCCAGTACGTACTGCGGCGTGCGCATGATCGGGATCTTGTTCCTCTTGAATAGGAGCGCCGTGAACGTGTAAACTTGCATCACCGATAAACTTAATTAAACAACCATTGTTTCTTAGAATAGGTTCTGCAATAGCAGTCATATAACGATTCATAGTGTTAGTAAATGCCACAACGTCATCACCATATGTTTCGCCTAAGCCAGTGAAGTTTCGCATGTCACTCATGATAATTGTTAGGTCTTTTTTCTCACCACCTAGTTTAATAAAGCTGGGATCTTTTTGCAAACGTTCTACAATAACGGGATTGACATAGCTACCAAACTGTTTTTTAATTGCAGACTTTTGTAGGTATTCGCTGACAAACTTTGCCACATATGCATGTAAAGATACCAATAGCAGTCCAACAGCCAGTGCGGTACTATCAAAGAGGAATAAGAAGTTACTATATGCCAGCATACTACCAAATATAGAACCAGCAATAATGACAACCGTAGTAGCAATACCCACATATGTCCACTTCATTAAAAATATTAGTATAACTCCTAGTACCAATAAACTTAATATCTCTAGCTGATCAGCATAACCAGGACGTTGTATCGTTGACTTGGTCAACATGGTTCCTAATACTGCACTTTGTAAATAATGCGGCCAAACTTCTCCCTGTGCTGTAGCTATGGGATTAGCAAGACCTGCGGCACTTAGACCCACAACTACTATTTCTCCGTTAAAACTATCTGGCAATTTTACTAGACTGTGTTCTTTAGATTGATTGCGCCAATCAATCCATATGCGGCCAAGGTCATCTGTGTTGATGCGGCCAAACTTTGGAACTCTAAGCGCCTCTACCCCCTGTTCCCCGATCTTAATTTGAAAACTAGGATCGCCGGCGGCCACTCTCAGTGTTTCCAGTGCAAGACCGGGATGCAGTTTTTCATTGCTGTATATTACTAAAGGTGTGCGACGAACAACACCGTCGATTTCAGGAAATGTATTTACGATACCTACACCTGCGGCATTGTTATTAATTAAACCTACACTGCTTAATATACCAGGATATTCAACAACTATACCAGCAGGGTCAGTGCCGACTATACTAACACCTGAATTACGAGGCGTGTTCTTATCTGAACTATGACCCAGTGCTGGTAATACAACTGGATATTGTTTTAAAATTTGTGCTAGTTTAGCGTCCTGTTTGAATCTATCTGCTTCGGGCATTAGTACGTTAAACACAACCAAGCCTGCGCCTCTGCGATACAAGTCTGCAATTATATCTGCATACATATCTCTGGGAAATGGCCATTGACCATATTTGTCCAATGTTGCTTCGTCGATATTGACTGTGTGTACTGGAATATCAACTTTTTCCTGACTTGTTATAAGCTGATCAAAGTATCGCAGTCTAACAGATTCAACAAATGCAGGATCTATAATGCGAACTGATATTATTAGTGCTAGAGTGACTAGTGCTAGCCATGGATTAAGTAGTAGTTTTTTCATACCACTATTTATAGATCGATTATTGTCCTTGTGTAACTGACACGGAACAACCTGCTAGGTTTGCACATTGTTGTGTAATACTATAAACTTGGGACGTGCTGCCTTGTTGAACTAATGTAGCAGAACTTGCGCCGCCGACATTAGTCAAGCTAATTGTTGCATTGTGACTGCCTGCATCCTTTTGTGTAATGTTTGCACTATTATTGTTACCAGTCATTGTTAAATCCAAGAAGTGATTTCCTGTGCCAGTTTGTTGTATAGTTTCATTATTGTAGTTGCCTGAAATATTGATAAATGCCAGTTTTTCACCGTTGTTACTTTGCTTAACAGAGTGTGTTCCGCCACCGCCTGACATTGTATAATTTAAGAAATGACCACTGATAGAGCCTCCATCATTACCCTGTCTAATAGTATATGTTGCGCTATTACCTGTTATAGAAATTCTAGCTATATGGCCGCCGCTTTCCTGTCCATCTTCTAATCCTGTTGCAGTATTCCTAGCTTGGCTTAGTGTTAAATTGTTTCCGTTACCCTGTATATATAACTCTATTAAGTTACGTCCACTAAGTGTTTCGCCCTGTTTAATACTAACGGTGTTAGTAAATCCACCTATGTGTGCATTGGTTCCTGCGCCGCCAAGTCCCTGTATTCTATTATAACTGCCCACTTGTTCTATAGTTACATTAGTTGTAGGACCGTCTACGTTTAAATCAATTCTATTGCCCACGGAAATCGCATTGCGTCTTGTACGTGCGGCATCTAATAATACTTGTTGTGCACTGGTAATGTTACTGGAGAAGCAATCACTGCACACTGAACCTGCAGATCCTGGATTTGCTGGCGTCGACGTAGTAGCCTGATCAGTACTTGTTACACCATCATTTAAATCATAATAATATGTAACTTCTGCAATCTGCATACTGTCACAGTTTAATCCGCAGCCATCGCCTGCTTTTGTAGTTGGAAATAAAATGTAATAGTAGACATAAGCAGTGGTGTTAGCTACTGAGATTTCTGGACTGGTCCAAAATCTTGTTTCGCTGAGACTCAACGAATCTTGTTTTATCAGTGTCCAATTGACGCCGTCATTACTACCATATAATTTATAGCTAGTTGGATCACGACCACTATAGTCGTTTGCTGTAGTTAAAGTAAATTTTTGCACTACGCGACCCTGACTTAGTTTAACCGTAACACCGGCATTCTTTTTATCAAAGTTTAAATATTTTGTACCTGTATTGTTATCAAATGCTTGGCTTGCACCTTCCCCATAGGGACTATTATTAGTAGTAGGATAAATGTTGCTAATAACAACAGGAGTACTGTTAGTTTTAATTGTTTTCCAATCTACAGTAGGAGTTGCAGGTGCAGCGGTTTGCCCTGATGCTAACGGGGTCGAACTAGCAAATGTATAACTGTTTAGATCACTACTGGTTACGCTAGTATCCATATTTGTAAATGTAGCACTGGCGCCATAGCTATATCCTTGTGAAGTTGTAATTACGTTACCGAAGAATCCGCTCCCGATATAAAAGATCGCACCACTTCCTAATGCTGTAATATCCCCGTAGTCGTGAACAATACTATGTTGTGTGCCATTGCTGTTCATTAATTTTAAACCGTACTTTCCGGGATTAGTTGTTGATGCAAAGAATTGAAAGTATTGTCCTGTAGTTACCGTAACAGTTTGAAAGTTTTTATTATAAGGTGCAATAAAATTGCTGGCATTTAAAGTATTACCACTCCACCAATATTGTACATCGAATATTTGATTGATACCGAACTTACCGTCAGTAATGGCACCAAAAGCATTTGAACATAACAACATTAACACTAGAAATATTTTTTTCATCTAAAATTCTGATTGATAACAATCTGTCCTTGTGGTTTACCTGGAGCAAAGTTCCAACTATTAGTCTGCATATCCTGTGTTACTGTAACTTGCACCTGTGTGTTAAGTGGCATGACAACATTGGCATAGTTCTTACTATTAGGACTTAGACTTTCGTACAACCAACCTACTTGCTGGGTTTCGCTTTTGTCTTTGAACAGTTTTTTAACATAGGGATTTTCTGTTTCTCCCACACTTGCAACTTCATTAACTAGTGAATCTTTGTTGGCGTTTGCGTCTACACCTACCTTGGTTTCGTTGGCCGTTTCTTCATCACCTTCGTTGGCACTGCGGCCTTGACGTTGTGATCTATTACTATTACCTTCTTGTTTACTTGCCACAGCTTGTTTCTCTTGATCCTTGGCATCGTCTTTGTCGTCTTTTTCTTCTTTCTTGCCTTCTTTCTTAGCATCTCCTGTCTTTTCAGCGGCTGCACGAGCGGCAGCAATAACACTGACACCAGTGGTTGTTCTGGGAGGATTGACCATTAAGTTGTTGCCAATGGCCATGCCGTTAAGAGCAACAATAACTGCTGGACTAGGAACACCATTCAATGTTTCAACTAGTGTAGCTTGATAAGGACGATTTAACTTAACTATACCTGAGGGTGTTTCTACATCAATAGCTCCGCTGCCGCAGGTAAGACCTTTTAAGTTAATGTTTTGTTCTATTTCGCAGGTAGGCATTAGCATAATCATACTACTACCTGTTTCACCGACGGCCATAACAAAGTCTGTGCCACGAACAGCAATAGCCGCAGTGGGTGTGTTTATTTTTACGTTTTTAGGATCTTTGGCAATACTACCCGATACATAACGAACTGTACCTGCGGCTGCTTTAAGTCCTAGTTTGCCAGCACCGCTTTTTGGATCGTAGACAAAGTCGTCGATGATTAAACTACTAGATTCTGTGACAGTGACATTAGTATCATCCTTAAAAACAATTTTAACTCGACCGTTTTTAGTTTCAACTTTGTCGTTGGTTTCTATTACAGTGCCCTTGACAATTTGAATAACATCTTTGCCACGCTTAATAACGGCAATACCTGAAGCTTCGGTAACATTACCGATGTCGGCCCAAGCACTTGCCGTCGCGAATAAGCATAAGATTAAGGAGGCGAGCCTCATTGCCCAGCCCCTTAGTTCTTTTGTGTAATATTAAATGTACCGCTGTTGCTTACACTCTTGATATTAATAACATTGTCAATGGTACCTGTTTGGCTCATTGTTAGTGTGTTACTATTACCAGCTAAGTCAACCCAAATGCTAGAACCTGCGGCACCTGTACTACGTTGATTAATGTTAAATGTGTTAGTATCACCAACTACCTTAATAGTTTGTGTATGCTTGTTACCAATAGCATCAATACGGAATACGTTACTGTCACCTGTTACATCAATAGCACTCTTTAGATCATCGCCTGTGCCGCGGAACTGTAGGTCGTTACTGTCGCCAGTAAACTTCCAGTTTAGATCAGCGGCCTTACAACCTGTTAGTGCTGTAGTACCATCGCTGGCATTGCCATAACCACAGGCAGCATCAACCTTGTTGGTATCGCCAATCTGTTGGATAGTGATAGTAACACCTTGGCCAGAACCTGTAGTAGCATTCACTGCTTCTAACATGATTTCGTTGTTAACACCAATTTGACGTGTAACAACTGTTTGATCGATACCACGTAGATATACTGGACGTTGTGCCGAACCAGCTTTATTACCTGTACCGTCTTGAGTCATATTAACATCAGGATTGTCACCGCTTTGGTCGATGAAGATACGGTTAGTTGTTGCAGTGGCCAATGCGGCGGTTGCATTAGGACTAACTGTAGTCATTGTTGGAATAGTCGGAGCACTTGGTGCAGTTACCGCAGTCTGTGCCAACACAGGAAATGCCATAGTTATTGCTAGTGCTAGAATAATCTTTTTCATATTTAACTCCCTTGTTTAGGTTCAGCAGAATTCTCTTTGAATTTCCACAGACCTTGGCGTTCGCCCTTTTTAATTAATTCAATAACCGCTGTTTCAATAGCCGAACGTAGCGCATAGTTACCCGGCTCATTGAAAGTTTGGCTCGAATCAAATTCAAATGCCTGCGTAGCTTGGTTGAAAAACTTCAACGCTGTTGCCCCATCGGCAGTACTGAGTAAGTTCTTTTCTACAGTCACTGTAGTTAAAACTTCGCCAGTTTGTACACTTACTAAACGCAAGCTGATAACAACTACGTCCTGAGTATATGCTGTTTGTGTGCCAATACCTAACCAACGAGCACCAGTGCCACCGGTTAGTGTATTGCTGTTATAATCGATAATACCGCCTTCTAAAAGAACACCTGCCATTTGTAGTGGAGGTAAAGGTTTGGCATTTGCGCCTTCGTAGATTTCACGTGTCTGTTTAATCATTTGGCGTTCTTTTAATAAGTTGTCAAGGCCAACACGTTCAACCACTGTGAACCATTGACGATTGCCAACTTCTTGTAAACTCTTCATCAAGTATGCCTCTGCACCTTGTGTAACTGCTGTGCTGAACAGACTCAGCGTAGTACTAGGCTTACGCTGTCCCGTCAAGTCTTTGAAGCCATAAACTGCTACGGTTACTGCTGGACCTGCAGGACTTGGAACTGCTGCAAAACTTTTGTTGATAGTTTCGCTGACTTTGGCTTCTTCTTTGATCTTTGTACTGCCCCAAGGACGAACAGTTGAACAACCCGCCAATGCTACTATTGCTAATGTGATTAAGGATAATTTAATTGCTTTCATTGTTTACTCCTTAAAAACTAAAACTTGCAATTGGTACTATAACTGTAGTAACCGTGCCTTTGGCATCTACTACAGTTAGTGTAACTTTATCGTTGGCCTTGGACCAAGTAACTGTATTACCATCTAACAAAAAGTTGCCTGTTGTCGGATTTACACAGCCAGGTATCGCTGTACCGTCAGCGGCTGCGCATTTGTTTGTGAATAAATTGTTACTTAATTGTGTGGCAAGCTGTGCATACACCTGACTTTGAAATAAACTCATAAATCTATTCAATGGTGTGTTTAGTAAATCTGCTTCCGCTTTGGCAATGGCTGCTTTTTTGTCAGCTTCAATAGCATCTCGACGACTTTTTTCTATGCTGTCTATTGTCAATACGTGACTACTATATCCAATACCACTAAAAGCTGGATTTTTAAATTGGTGAACTAGTTCAGCGCCGGCTAAACAAGGAAGTAATGCTAGTAAGCATACTAGTTTTTTCATAATAGCTAACCCTTTCGGTTTTATACTACTATTTAACTAGTACCGGACTGTGATTATGTGTGTAGTAAAATATATGCCATTGCTAGATAGCATACTTGATGTGCAAGTTGATCAAGGCCAAATTGGTTCCAGAACAATGGCTTAGTATTGTCTTTGCAACCATATTTGACTTTTGTATAGTCTATGATATAGTGTGCTATGCCTTCGCAAAAAGCCACTGCCAATATAAGACTTGCACTAACTGGAACAAATAAGTTAAACACTAGTAAAGCCAATAATGTTGTCCAGATATGATCACCAGTATGACTCATACCAATAGGATCTGCCCAAATGCCTTTCTTGACAGTTTGTAAATAAGTCTGTATTTTGAAATCAGCATACCAGTGCTTGATTTGCAGTAACAGTATAAGGAGTAGGATATCCATAATATATATAGTTTTATTTAGTACCTGTACTATAAATACTAGATGAAAAAACTACTTTTAATGCTTGTCTTCACAGTTTCTGCCACTGCGGCACCTGTTGAAGTTAAAAAACCAGTTATCTGTGAGAACACTGAAACATTGGTCAAGCTATTGAGCAGTGAAAATTATCAAGAAAAGCCTATTTGGCTGGGCGCCAGTGATGAGAAAATGAACAATTACTCACTTTGGATCAATGCTTCTACAAAAAATTGGACTATTATCCAATTTAACAACGAAATAGCCTGCATTCTAGGCACTGGCGAGAATTATACAATTCTAACCAGAAAACCCAGCATCTAATCAATTGATTTGACAATTAATCAGTTAAATGCTATTATAATGAATGTATCGTAATAGATACATTTGAATCAACCGCGTAAAGGAGGGAATACTGAATGATACGCATCGTTAAAATTATTCTGTCTGTCATAGGAGCTAGTCTAATTGGACTAATTGCCTATCACGGCATTGGATATAAATTAGACCAACTAAGGTCCGCAGAAGCAAGGGTAATGAGTCCGGTAACCGCAGAAGTTCGTGACAAACAATTGGATTGCTTGGCAAGAAATATTTACTTTGAAGCAGGGCACGAGCCTTTTGAAGGCAAAGTTGCTGTGGCTCAAGTGACATTAAACAGAGTTGCCAGCGGGCAGTTTCCCAATGATATCTGCAAAGTTGTTTATCAAAAGAACATAGTCTATGATCGAGTTCTTTGTCAATTTAGCTGGTATTGTGAACAAGCAACTATAAGCAGACCAAAAAATAAAGCCGCTTACAAAGAAAGCGAGATTGTAGCAAGACAAGTTTTGCTAGAAGATTTTAGATTACCCAGTCTAAAACATGCTTTATACTTCCATGGAACTCATATTAATCCTGGTTGGAAACGAGAGAAGGTTGCCGTCATCGGCGGTCATGTATTTTACAAGTAAGAAAGAAACCAATGAATATTATTGAAAAACTAAACGAGTTTACAGCAGGTAGCGCAAAAAGTCTCAAAGAACAACTAGTTACAATCAGTGCAGATACACTAGGTTGGCTAGCAGTTATTCTTATTCACTTGAGCACTGTTCCTACACTATTGGCCATCTTAACAGGACTAACTGAAAAAACTCCGCCAGTGGACTTAGTATTGTTTGCATGGGCTGGTTTGTTTTTATTCTTTGTCAAAGCGGCAATCAGCAAAGATATTTTGAATATTGTTACGATTGGCCTTGGTTTTGTTATCCAAGCAGGTTTGATGGCATTGATTCTTTTTAAATGATAGAATTAACCGTACACGGTTTTAAAGTCGGCGACGTAGAAGATCCTGAAATCTACGCCGCCGGTCCCATTATAGATTGGCAAAACACCGAAGTAGGGCAGTGGGTCATGGATCATGCTGTAGAAAAACCCGTTTATTTTCAAACTTTAGATTATAATTCCTACGGATATAAGTATGTAATTAAAGCTAAGTTTAATGACGAAGACGCCATGATCTTTAGATTAAAGTGGGGATATGACACCAACAGCGTACTACAATTCAAGTAAATTATGCTGGGAAGTATGGATAGAAGAAGCACAGGGCGATCGATTTGTCAAGGTACTGAAATCAGCTAACACAGCACATAAAATGTTAAAAGATCAAGGTTACAAATTTATTGATGCAAAATTAGGTTCCATGCAAATGCCTATGTTACTGATCTGTGATTATAAATTCTGGACTGACAATGAAGTACAAATACTTGACTGGTGCACTCAAAGTCGTGTACAATGCAAACTAACAGGTATGATCTTAGAATTTGACAGCCAGCAAGATAAAATGATGTTTATGTTGAGGTGGGCCTAAAGAAATGCTCGATTCTATAGGCAATGTTTACAGAAGGATAGAAGTCATGCCTTGGCGCATCTGGTTTGCTTGGAGACCTGTTCGAACTGTTGGTGGTGAACGAGTATGGTTTAAGAAAATCTATCGTAGACAGATTGTCAGCTATGTAGATATGGATGATTGGTTTCACTACGAATATGCTAACATATTTGATATATTAAAGAAATAATGCAATTAGAACAAGAATACACAGCAGGGTTTACTACCGATGTCGAAAGTGAATTGACAGGCCGTGGCTTGAATGAAAACACCGTTAGACTTATCAGTGCTAAAAACAATGAACCCGATTGGTTGCTAGAGTTTAGACTTAATGCGCTAAAGAAACTAAGCACAATGACCGAGCCCAACTGGGCTGAGTTAAAGTATACACGCCCAGACTATGATAACATTTACTATCACAGTCGTCCTAAAAAGAAATTCAACAGCTTAGATGAAGTACCCAAAGAGATTTTAGATGACTTTGAGAAGTTAGGCATTCCTTTACATGAACGTGCTAAACTTGCCGGTGTAGCTGTTGATGCGGTATTTGACAGTGTTAGCTTGGGCACAACATACAAAGATAAACTAGCAGAAGAAGGTATTATCTTTTGTAGCTTCAACGAAGCAGTACAGCATCATCCGGACTTAGTTAAACAATATGTAGGATCAGTAGTACCACAAGGTGATAACTGGTTTGCCTGCATCAACTCCGCAGTATTCAGTGATGGCAGTTTTGTATATATACCCGAAGGCAAACGATGCCCATTGGAACTTAGTACATATTTCAGAATCAACTCCGCAGGTTCTGGACAATTTGAAAGAACGCTAATAATAGCAGATAAGGACAGTTATGTATCTTACTTGGAGGGATGCACAGCACCCCAACGTGACGAGAATCAGTTACATGCCGCAGTGGTCGAACTTGTTGCCCTTGACAGGGCAGAGATTAAATATTCAACTGTACAAAACTGGTACCCTGGAGACGAACACGGACGTGGAGGAGTCTACAACTTTGTTACCAAACGAGCACTGTGTCGAGGCATCAAAAGTAGAGTTAGTTGGACTCAGGTGGAAACAGGATCAGCTATCACTTGGAAGTACCCTAGTTGCGTACTCCAAGGGCAAGGATCCATTGGAGAATTTTATTCAGTGGCCGTTACCCGAGGTCATCAACAAGCCGACACTGGTACCAAAATGATACACATAGGTGCTGATACTCGCAGTAAGATTATCAGCAAAGGTATTAGCTTGGGTCGGAGTACAATGACTTATCGAGGCCTTGTTCGTATGAACCCTGGTGCTAAAAATAGTCGCAACTATACGCAATGCGATAGTTTAATGATAGGCAATGACAGCACTAGCAATACTGTTCCTTATACAGATTGTAGAAACGACAGTAGTCAAATCGAACACGAAGCAACAACCGGTCGAGTCAGTGAAGAAGAACTTTATTATCTAGCAACCAGAGGATTGGATGCGGAACAAGCGGCTTCGACAATTGTCAACGGCTTCTGTCGCAGTGTGTTGAATACGCTACCTTTAGAATTTGCCGCAGAAGCAAATAAATTATTACAAGTAACCATGGAAGGCAGTATTGGATAATGCTAAAAATAACGAACTTATCAGCAAGAATAGGCAACAAACAAATAATAAACAATGTAAACATCGATCTAGAATCAGGCAAGTGTCTGCTAGTAACTGGACAAAACGGTGCAGGTAAAAGTACGTTGCTACATGCTATCATGGGTCGCCCTGATATCATAAGTTCTGGAACGATAGAATTAGACAACAGTGAATTGCACACACTAGAATGCCACGAACGTGCTCTCAATGGAGTATTTTTAGCACATCAGGCACCGCCAACTATTGATGGTGTTAATACGATGACTTTGCTGAACGAGATCAATAAAGTTCATGACATGCCTTATACCAGAGGAGATTTAATTGCCCAAGCCAGCGATAAATTTCTTCATATGCAGTTACCCAACGATTGGAAGAAACGTCAGTTTAATCTCGGTGCCAGTGGAGGCGAACGTAAAAAGAATGAACTAGTTCAAGCTGATCTATTTAAAAAGAAAACTAAACTATTATTGTTAGATGAACCGGACAGCGGACTAGAACAAAGCAGTCGCCAAAAGATTGTAGAATTAATCGAAAGTACTTGTCTTGCTGGTGGTAGTGTATTGTTGGTAACGCATGACAAAGAACTACAATCAAAATATAGTGATAACAAATTGGATCTAAGCAATGCGTAAAGTATATCTAGATGCAGAAAGCCTAGACCTTATGCTAGTGCCTACTCAGTCTGAATATGAGTTTGTATTCATTCAAACTGAGGGTAAGTGCACAGCTAATATTAAATTAAAACCTCAGGCCGATAGTAAATTTAAAGTTAAGATTTATATCTATACAGAAGGCACCAGTGAAGTTGATTGTGTTTGTACGCTAGACGTAGCCAAAGAAGTTAGTGGAGTAGAAACTGACATACAATTTAGAAGCTGGCCATTTGACCGCAGTAAAATTAAAGCAAGGCCGGAAATGTTTATTCGCAACAGTAACATCGTCGCCACACATGGAAATGCACTGGGTGCAATGAACAAGGAAGATACATACTATCTAGCATCTAGAGGAATCAGAGATGCCAAAGAATTAATAAAACAGAGTTTAATAAATGCGGGATAATTTTCCATTTTTTGCACGTAATCCAGCTATAATTTATCTGGACACCGCTGCCACTAGCCAGGCGCTGTACACTGTCATCGAAGACCAAACAAATTTTTCACTGGATCACAGAAGCAATTCGCATCGCAGTGGCCACAGTATGGGAACTTGGGTTGATCAAAAATATTTTCGAGCCAAAGAACTTATAGCCAAATATGTCAATGTCAAAGAACCAGAAAAAACTGTTATCTTTAACAGTGGCAGTAGTCAGGGTCTAAACGATGCGGTGAAACTAGTAGAACAGGCCATGCCCGGCGGTACCATTTATCTTGGTATAGATGCACATCACAGCCTAAGTTTACCACTTATGGAGTTATGTAAAAGCAACCCGTGGTGGAATATAAAATACATACCATTGAATAGCGAAGGTTGTCTAGATCTAACCAGTCTTGAACAATGGTGCAAGGAAGACAAAGAATCTTGTAGAATTATTGCAGTATCAGCAGTTAGTAATATACTGGGTAAGATCAATGACCTAGATAAAATACGTGACATCGCACATGCCACCGCATCTAATACTATCATAGATGCCAGCCAGTTAGTGGGGAAAAGAGCCGTAAACTTTCATGGCTTTGATTTTGTTGCTTGGAGTTGGCATAAAGTATATGGTCCCATGGGACTGGGCACTTTGATCATAGATCCCGTATGGCTAAACTATGCACCCGTGCATCCCGGTGGTGGCAGTGTCAGCTCTGTTACAATCAGTCAGGCAACGTGGCAGTCAAATGCGGGTCGCTTTGAAAGTGGCACTCTAAACTTATCCGCCATTGCCACATTACCGCGTTTAATTGAATGGTTGATAGCCAATGAATCTGACATAGTTGCGCACGATAAGAAACTTGCTAGAATAGCCAACAGCAATGTTTCTGAAACGTATTTTAACACCGCCAGTAACACGGATACGGGTCTAATAAGTTTATTACCAGCAGTAGGTGCCGTGGAAGATTACACCATGATGTTGGACGCCAGAGGGGTTATGGTTCGCAGTGGTAAGTTATGTGCGCAACCACTGATAGATTCCATTACAAATAATCGCAGTCTGTTACGACTAAGCTGGGGCTGTTATACTGATACACACGAAGTTGAGATCGCATTTGATTATCTAGGAGAAATTTATGGCAGACTTTCAAGAAATGTTCGCTGAGTTATTTCAGCTAGATGATTCCATGGACAAATATGATTACATCATAGAGTATGGTTCTGTGGCTAGACCTGTATTTGAAGTTAAAAAAGTTGATGCAAATTTAGTCATTGGCTGTACCAGTAATCTCTGGGTTGAAAAAATCGATAAAAATGTATACTGTTATGGAGAAAGTTTGATAGTGCAGGGATTTGCCAGTATGATCTGTGACTGGTGGAATCAAGCAGGCACAGAACAGCGAGACGAATTCAATCTAGCACAGTTAGAAGTCGTGGGCTTGGCACCCATATTGAGTATGGGCAGACAAAATGGTATTGCAAATTTGATTGCAAGGATTAAAAAATTATGAGTGAATATACGTGCTGGTGTTATAACTGTTTAAATGAAATAAAAGATCCAACATCAGGTTGGCCAGTTACCACAAGTAGATTTATCGTCTGTCCAAGTTGTGGGAACAAGCGTTGCCCGCGAGCAACGAATCATGAATTATCATGTACTGCCAGCAACGAACCGGGACAACCAGGAAGTAGATATGAACGAACAAATTGAACAAAATATTATCATAGGATTAAAAACAGTCTACGATCCAGAAATTCCTGTGAATATCTATGATCTAGGACTGATCTATAATATTGGTATTGATGAGAGCAGTGTTAACATATTGATGACACTGACCTCAGCATTTTGCCCCAGTGCCGAAGAGATACCGGCACAGGTGCAAGCGGTAGCAGAAAAAGTATTAACAGAGTTAAATACTACGAGAACTGTTTCAGTAGAAACTGTTTTTGACCCTCCCTGGACTCCTGACAGAGTATCCGAAGAGGCAAGATTAGAAATGGGAATGTACGATTATGATCAAGAAAATTCTAGCCTGGATCACTGGCAAGAGTGATACACCAGTCGCCGAAGCGGCTCCTTATAAAGTTGAAACGCCGACAATTGTTACAGATGCAAACAGTTCTGAAACATCGTCTACGGTAGTCACTGAACAAGTTGTGGTTGTTCCAGAAGCAGTTGTTCCTGCAGCCATTGAAACTGCACCGGTTACTGTTAAAGCAAAATACAAACGTGCTGAATTAAACAAAATGACCAAAGCTCAATTAATGGAACTTGTTAAAAAACACGGCTTGGAAGTCAAAGCTCGAAGTACTAAAGAAGAACTAGTAAAAGTACTTGCCAAGGTATGATACCAGTAGAAATAACCACAGCCGCTAAGAGTCATATCATTGGTATGATTCTACGTGACGGCAAATCCAATGTAATTTTGGATATTGTGCCCGGCGGCTGCAATGGTTATGAATACAAGTGGACACTGACCAACGAGCCATTCGCAGAAAATGGTAGCACAGATATTAGACTTAGTGACATTAATGTGTTATACTTAACAAAAAACGCCGCAGATAAAATGTCAGCCAGTGTGATCACTATCAAACAAGAAGGCCTCAATCGCAGATTGGAGATAATCAATCCCAATGTTGCCTATGAGTGCGGCTGTGGCGAAAGTGTGAATTTCAAATGACTAAAACAGAAACACCTGAACAACGTTTAAATGCTTTGATGGAGCGTGAACGTGAAATTTTAAAAAAATTAAACGTTGCGTATCGAGCTGGTGCCAGTGAACAAGTTATAGGGCAGATGAATTTTCTGCTTGAAGAATGCAGGGCCGCACAGTTCGACACTAGGCAGATGCAGAGAGCAGATAAAAAAGATTCTGGCTTTGATGATTTCCTGAGTATAGGTTAATGTTAGACGACAAAGGTAATATGTACGTAGAAGAAGATGATATTGTGGAACTGATGTTACAAAACCGTCAGGCTAAAATACTGCCCAGGGATACAAATAACTTTAAGTTATTCGATACTACGTGCAGGACATATGGTATCCGTAATCCATTTGAACTGGCGGAACCTGTAACTGATAGTTTAAAATGGCAGATACCCGAACCCTGGGCAAGTATAGACATTGAACAATACATCAAAGATAAGGTATCAGGCGAGCCTGTTAAATTATCCAGAATAAACATGGAATTGCAGGAATTTGCCAAACGTGATCTAACAGATTTGCTGAAATTTTTAGCGTACTTTGTAGATGTTTTGAAAACCAACAATATTATATATGGAGTTGGTCGTGGTAGTAGTGTGGCTAGTTATGTACTGTACCTAATTGGCATACATAGGATAGATAGTTTAAAATACAATATGGATATTAAGGAGTTCTTAAAATGAGTAGACATCAAACGGCCAAAGGTCGTGAATTTAATATGCAGGCATTTGCCGGTGCACGTGGCAACACTACGGCCGTGGGCAATACTTTTAGAAATGCTCAGGGCGATCTTCTTGGTCCCGGCGGCAAAGTCATTGCAACTGCTCAACAAATCACTAACAAGGTCTATGATCAAGGTGGTGCACAAGCTAAAACTATGAAAATAAACCCCATGGAACAGGAAATTTCTCGCAAGGAAGTAATGGGTGCGGATGGAAGTAGTAAGTGGGAAGTTACATATGCCGATGGCAGTATAGAAATCATCGACGGTAAGGCAGCAAAGCCAGCACCAGTGAACATCGACAAACAAACAACGGGCAAATTCGAACTATGAAAGTAAAACCACTACCAGGTAATATTTTTGCAGTGTTACAGCTAGGCGAACGTGTAACGCAGGGCGGCATTGTATTGCGAGATGACAATGGTAAAGACGAAGGCATTAGACCACGCTGGGCCCAGGTCTGGATGGTTGCAGATGACGTCACTGACGTTCAACCAGGGCAGTGGATTCTCTGCGAACATGGGCGTTGGACCATGCGCATCACAATTAAAGACGACGCCGGAGAACCATTTCAATTCGTCAAAATCGATCCTAATGGTATTCTCGGAGTTCAAGATGAGGAACCCACAGATACTATCATGGGCACAAAAACCGGCGTAGGTGACACCGGCCAAGCTCGTCCCGAAGACTTTGGCGCTCGCTAAAGTTGACACAACTACTTTTTTCTATTATAATTAACGCATGACTAATGCAAATTTTCTCTGGGTAGAACGTTATAGGCCCGCCACTGTTGAAGACTATGTATGGATTGATCCCGCACAAAAACGTCAAATTGAAGGTTGGATCAAAGACGGTAATATTCCGCACTTACTACTAAGTGGACCACCGGGCACAGGCAAAACTACACTGGCCAAAGTACTTTGTAATGAGCTCAAGGTTGAGCGAGCTGACATCATGTTCATTAATGCCAGTCATGAAACAGGTGTTGATAATCTGAGAAATAAAGTCACTAGCTTTTGCCAGACCATGCCCTTTGGTGACTTTAAAGTTATTTTGTTAGACGAAGCAGACTACTTAACTCCTAACGCACAGGCAATCTTACGTGGTATGATGGAACAGTATGCCAGCGTGGCACGTTTTATTCTAACTTGCAACTATCCTAACAAAGTGATTCCTGCACTGCATAGTAGAACACAGGGTTTTAGTTTTAATAACTTAGATGAAACAGACTTCCTTACCAAGCTGGGTGCAATTATTGCAGATGAAGGTGTGAATTTTGACGTTGAAACTCTGCAAGCATTTGTTAAAGCAACTTATCCAGATCTACGCAAAGCAATTAATACGGCGCAACAGTATAGTCGAACAGGAACACTGACACTACCCAGTAAAGATCAGGGTGACACCGGCACCAATGACTGGAAGATTGAGGCTGTGGCACTGATACAAAATGGTAGGGTCAGGCAAGCACGTGAAATGATCTGCGCTAAGATCACTTTAGAAGAATACGAAGAAGCATTCAAGTTCTTGTACAGGAATCTAGAGTGGTGGGGCGACGAGGACAATCAGGATCGTGCAATTATCATTATCAAAGACGGTATGGTAAATCACAGTCTTTGCGCAGATCCTGAAATTAACCTTAGCGCAACACTGGTTAAACTAGATAGATTACGCCGGGGATTAGACTAATGGACGCTTGACCAGTGTCACGTTAGTTAATTAATCTTCGCCGTAGATTTTCAATACTTCAGCAACAGCAGGGTGACGTTCTACGTCTCTCTGCTCAAATTCAACCACGCCAATCATTTTACTATTGGCTTTTTCCAGTCTACCAACAAAGTCTTTGAGACCGTTGGCTTCAAATCCGCGATCGTGCTGATTTAAATCGCCTGTACAGAAAATTCTACTATTGTTGCCTATACGAGTTAATAGCATTTTCATCTGACTGGGAGTTGCGTTTTGCATCTCATCTGCTAATATAATTGATTTTTCAAATGTTCGTCCTCTCATGTAGGCTAGGGGTGCGACTTCAATAACGTTCTCTTCGATCATATTCTCTATGTTCTTGGGAGCCCAGAATTGCTCGAACACGTCAAATATAGGACGGGTCCAAGGCGCCATTTTCTCTATTAGAGTGCCAGGCAGGAAACCGTGTTGTTCGTCAACACTTACTGCTGGTCTTGTTATCACGATTTTATCTATTCTACCAGCCTTAAGCTCGCGTATGGCCAACAAACAGGCCAACAAGGTTTTACCCGTGCCGGCTGGTCCTATAGCAAATACAATGTTCTTACGGGGGTCTTCTAGTAGAGCAAGATAGTCTTCCTGCCTCATGTTCTTTGGCAGTATCTCTACTTTATGGCTGCGTTCCTTGCGGAACTTGTCCATGGATAGAATAGATGCGTTCTCTTGTGGCAGAGCACGTTTTTGTCGTTGTTTAGTCATTCATTACCTCCAAATTAGGAATTGTAAGATGACACTTGGTCAAGCGTTCCACAAAGATATTTAACCGATAACTGCATTTTGGCTACGTTATATACATATTTTTTATCTTTTATTTTAATTTAAAAGAGCATAAATAAACATATGATTGATATTGATCTAATTTATACCACACTAGACGACGTCTACGGCAGCGAAAACGTCCTGGATATTCTCATTGAATTTGAGCGTGTCTTTGATCAGCTTGATTTATATGTTTACAAAAACTGGGATCGCGGAGAAATCGTCGAAGGTCCCAAAATCGATCGTTACTGGATCACAGTTACGCTAATGTATCCCTATAAAATGATGCCTGATCCCGATGGTGCCATGCGATTAATAGATCACGGTTGTAAAGTATCCTATAAAGAAGATATAATCAAGCATGTTGGTAAAATCGAATATGATGCTGATGCACGAGGCGTCACGCAAGATCCGGACAAGCGTATAATAAAAAGTAAAGTATGGCTAGTGGAAGTTATTATGCCTCGCCACTTTGTTGATGAAGTACAAACCAACAAGGTAGACGTTAATGGTAAGACCATTGACTTAGAAGATGTCACCGATGCTTATGACGAAAACTTAAACGACGACGAAGCCGCTAAAGGTAATGCTAACAATGAACAAACAACGTAAATATCCGCTGATCGGCGAAAGCCTTGCTGAAAATGACCTTAAGTGGTTGGTAGGTGAAACTGCATACATTGACATGTATAAAACAAAACTAGGCGAAGACAAAGATTATATTGTACTGGCGTTAACAGTGAATGATCGCCAACCTGCGCATGACCTAGCTTCATTTATTGAAAACAGTGTTCATGAATTTACCGATGTAGAAGTAAGTCCTGCCACTGACAGTAAGGGTCGTTATCTAGTGTATGTAGAACTAGAAAGAAATCCCCAAGCGTTTGGTATAATAAAAGGCATCTTAACGGATGCAAATAAATTAAGTGGCATAACAAATTGGCAGTTTAGAGGCATGCGCATGAATCAAGACGTAGAGTTTAACCAAGAAAACTTTGCGGCAAATATAATAACTGATCCCGCTGAATATGAAAGAAGATTCCCCAAAGTTGTAGACAATGAAGACACCCAGGAAACAACTGAATCTATAAAGCAACGTTTAAATTTTTTAATGAAATACTAATGAAAGAAGATGTAATCAAAGTAAGAGGTCGTGTGGTTGAGTGTTTACCAAATGCGACATTTAGGGTAGAACTAGAAGATATTAAAAAGGTTATTCTAGCAACTATATCAGGAAAAATTAGAAAACACAACATAAACATATTAATGCACGATGCGGTTGATGTAGAATTAACCCCATACGATCTTAGCAAGGGTCGCATAACATTTAGGCATAAATGATGAATCAAATAATTTGGATGATAAATTTTATACCAAACATATTTTGGACACTGGTATTATTATCTGGTATCACCGCAATACTGGCATCTTACTTTCTATCTAAGATCCCCTTGGTGACTCAGTATAAACTTCCATTGCGTGTAGGCGGTGTGGTAGCATTAATAGTGGGTATCTATGCTCAGGGAATTATTGCCAATGAAGCAATTTGGCAAGCGAGAACAGAAGAACTAAAGAAACAAGTTGCAACAGCAGAGGAATCTGCTAAGACTGCAAATACTGAATTGGCCACTGTGATCAGTGAAAAACGTAAATTAGAAGCTACAAAAAACAAAGAAGTTATCAAGTATATTGATAAATGGAAAACCAAAGAAGTACTCAAAGAAGTAACTGGTCCAGAACGTGTTAGAGTAGAAGAAGTTATCAAATACATAGAAAACTGCCCAGTACCCAAGGAATTATTGGACATACATAACAAAGGTGCACAGCGTTCAGGAGACAAAAAATGAAAATTATAGCTCTTATAAGTGTCACACTGATCGCAGGCTGTTCTGTATTTTTGCCCGCTAAACCAAAATTTCCAGAAGCTTTGCCAGAGCTTACAAAACCCTGTCCGGACCTTAAAAGAATCGACGGTGACCGAGTAGCTATCACTGACCTTTTAAGAACCGTAGTGGATAATTATGCGTTATACTATGATTGCAGCCTAAAAAATGATGGTTGGAATGACTGGTACAAAAAACAAAAAGATATCTACGATCGAGTAAAATGAAAAAAATTTACTTGTTAAATCTACTAATGCTGTCTGGCTGTGCAACAACCAGTTCAGACTACCTGAGCTACATGGAAACCAGTTCTAGATTGCAACAAAGCGTGTATGCAACAGAATCTGCATGTTTATTGGTACTGGCGGAAGCAATGAAAACCGCGGATGCCGCAACCAAAATCGCTATATCAAATCAAATTGATAAATGCAAAAAAGATCTTCCACGCATTGACCCACCTAGAAAAAATTGGCTAGGTTTTTAATTGACTTCTTAGTATAAAGGCTGTATCATAACAGCATGACGATTTATAATTTAGTTAAAGAAACTGACGACACTCTAAAAAAAGTGTCTGAAGACTGGAACTGGGACAATGACGGTGAAATAGCCGAACTTGCCCAGAGCATGCTTAAAATAATGTTTGAAAATAATGGAATCGGACTCGCGGCGCCGCAAATTGGCGTCAATAAGCGAGTCTTTGTCATGGGCAATCAGCAACGCAGTTATATCTGTGTCAATCCAGAAATAACCAGCACACAGGGTACAAATCGAGATCAGGAAGGATGTTTGAGTTTTCCTGGACTATGGTTAAATGTTGAACGCCCAGAAACTATTACCGTAAAATATCAAGATATTATAGGTAGAGAACAAGAACACGAATTTACGGGGCTGCCAGCAAGAGTATTTCAACATGAACTAGACCACTTAAACGGTGTTTGTTTTGTAAATAAAGTAGGAAAGCTAAGTTTAGACCTTGCAACCAAACGTAGAAAAAAGAATTTAAAAAGGAAATAATATGCCCATGGAAGACAATCAACCAATCAACGAAATCCTAGAACGTGCTTTCCGTCTCGCACTTCTCAGTGAACATGAATACGTAACACTAGAACATCTAACTCTGGTAATATTAGAACATAAAGATATAACAGACATACTTTCTTCCATGGGTGTTGCATCACAGCCTATTAGTGAGGATATTAAAAATTTCCTTGCTAGCCAAGACTATCTAGTTGTGCAGGGTCTGACTAAGCCTAGAAAGACACAGAGTCTTGAACGTGCATTTAATCGCGCGTTTACACAGGCTATTTTTAATGGACGTGCCAGTATTAGCCCACAGGACATGTTACTAAGTGTGCTCAGCGAAAAGAATAGCCATGCTTGTTTTTATTTAAGCAGTCATGGTATTACCAAAGAAAGCGTACTAGACGCTGTAGGTAAAACGGTGAAAACAGACAGTAAAACTCGTGATCCCGGCGAAAAAGTATTAAAAGAATTCTGTGTTAACATGAACGCCGAAGCAAAGAGTGGCAACGTAGATCCGTTGATCGGTCGTAACAAGGAAGTAGATAAACTCACACAGATACTTGCACGCCGCAAAAAGCGTAATGCTATTTTAGTCGGTGATCCCGGTGTAGGTAAAACTGCTATTGTAGAAGGTCTTGCTCGTAAAATCGTTGAAAATGTCGTACCTCATACGATTAAGGACTGTGTTGTTTATAGTCTTGACATGGGCGCATTAATGGCAGGTACAAAATACCGAGGCGACTTCGAAGAACGAATTAAACAAGTTATTGAAGTTTTGGAATCACGAGATAATGCTATTCTGTTTATTGACGAAATACATACTGTAGTGGGCGCAGGCGCCGCAGGTAATAGTAGTATGGACATGGCAAACTTGTTAAAGCCTGCACTTACTCGTGGTAAATTACAAGTTATTGGTAGTACGACCTATGAGGAATACCGAGAGACCGTGGAACCAGATCGTGCACTGGCTCGCAGGTTTACAAAATTAGATGTCGTGGAAATGACACCCGAAGATTGTAAAACAATGTTACGTGCACTAATGCCACAATATGAACTCTATCATGAGATTCACATCGAAGATGCGGCACTAGATGCCGTGGTTGATCTAACAGTTACGCACATGCACGATAGGTACTTGCCAGACAAAGCTATTGATGTTTTAGACAGTGCCATGGCAAAATTAAAAGTTATTAACTTAGATAAAGAACTTACTGTTGACTTAGTCAAACACGAGATCAGTGAGCAAGCAAAGATTCCCCTGGAACAGCTCACAGTAAAAACAGATAACTTTAATATCAACTACGAATCAACAATCAAGGCCAAAGTGTTTGGTCAGGACACTGCGGTTGAACAATTACTGGATGCGGTTTATATTACCAAAGCTGGATTAAAGGACATTACAAAGCCCATGGGTAGCTATTTGTTTGTTGGACCAACTGGTGTAGGTAAAACAGAATTAGCCAATCAACTTGCTACTTGTTTAGACATGACACTGTTACGTTACGACATGGGCGAATACATGGAAAGTCACAAAGTGGCAAGTTTGATTGGTGCGCCCCCGGGCTATGTTGGTTACGGTGAGGGAGATGCTGGTTCTGGTAAACTTATAAATGACCTGGAACAACACCCCAGTGCAGTTCTATTACTAGACGAAGTTGAAAAAGCACACCCAGATGTTTTAAACATCTTGTTAGGTGTCATGGACAATGGTATGCTTACCAGTAGCAGTGGTAAAAGTGTAAGTTGCCGTAACGTTGTATTGATTATGACCAGCAACCTGGGCGCCAGAGACGGCGAACGTAATCGTATTGGTTTTGATAATAGCACAAATAGTACAGCTAGTATCGAAGCCGTAAACAAGCATTTTACGCCTGAGTTCCGTAATCGTTTAGATGCTATCATTGAATTTAATAGACTAAGCAAAGAACAGGTTAAGCCAATCGCTATGAAGTTTATTGACGAACTCAATGAATTGCTGGAATCTCGTGGTATCAAAGTACAAGTAACAGAATCTGCACTGGATCAACTGGTCACCGAAGGTTTTGATGAGAAGATGGGGGCGAGACCAATGAAACGAATCATTGCAGAAAAAATTAAGAAACCATTGAGTAAAAAGATTGTGTTTGACAATCTTGTAGGTTGCACTATAATGGTTACCTATAATGGTACTGACTATGGCATTGAACAAGTTTCCTAAAGGAATACGAGTTTACACCACTGAAAAGCTGTACTATAAAAAGTATGCTTATAGGATATGCTTTACAGTGGATGATGACAAAATCGTTAGATCAAACATCGAGCGTGGCTGGTATGGTTCGTATTCACGAACCAATATAATCTCTTTGCAAAACGAATTAAAGCGAAGAATTATAGACAAATTACCCGACGATCTCGAATGCAAATTTAGATCAGAACAAAAATATGTTACCATGTATCTTGACAACAGTGAAATTTTTGAGGATTTAATTGATCGATTACAGAACTGCATCATAGAAATCAGTGTTCCTGCCAGTGAAAATCACAAACAACTTATGTTAGATAATCACAGGATTAGGGTGCGTAGAACTTTGTTCTTAAAGCAGTATAGATATAAAGTAAATATTAAAAATAGTTGGACTTGGAAATTCAATGATTTTGACTCTTTAAAAAACTGGCTGGATGCCATGGACAACGAAGATGGTACTAGATGGAGTGCTAACTCTACACTGGCTACTGCAATGGCAATGACACCTGAACAACTCAGTGCTCCGAGATTTAGGTACAGATACAGTGCATTTTCAATATATCTTAACGACGACAAAGATGTAATGATGCTTCAGTTATTGCTGGATAATTATTATGACAGTGTTGAAAAAGCAGTTTTGATCTCTGAAACCTAAGACGAACCAACATTTTACTAAGGCACAATTTCGGTTGTGCCTTTCTTTTTGACTAAATATTAATAACGGAGAGCTAACATGGCTAAAATCATAGAAGAAATAATTGTAATTAAATTAAGCAAAATTGTCAAAGACAGTGAATCAGAAGTATCCAATATAGCTAATTCTGATGTTCAAGCCGCGCTGGAACAAGTAGCACAAGAGCTAGTAGGTGATGCAGTTGTGGTAGAGGTAGACAAGGCATGAATACAACAAATGTAACGATGTTGGTTGGCAACGGTCAGTTAGATCAACTCAGTGATGCTGTCAGAGGTGACGGTTACTATGGTTATCGTGACGGTTATCATACCATGGCGGTGCAATTTAATAATTTCATAGGTAGGATTCAAATAGAAGCCACACTGGAATTAGAACCACAGAGTGCAGATTGGTTTCCTATTTGGTTAACACCGGCAAATCCTTACAAACAATACACTACAGCAAAAACTGGCACAGAAGCATTTACTTTCAGAGGTAATTTTGTGCTTGTGAGATTTAGAAAAACTAGAAGTTATTTGACAGATACGTCATCAGTAGGTGATATTACCAAAGTTATGTTGAGTTTATAAACACATGGCAATATATGTAGATGGGTTGGGTGGTGACGGCCAGCCAGTTAATGAAGAAGTCGTAAAAGAATATATTGACTCTCAGGTTCAAAGCCTAGTCAATGGTGCACCTGCGGTATTGGACACGCTTAAAGAACTGGGCAACGCAATTAATAATGATCCAAACTTTGCGGCTACTTTACTTGCTACACTACAGAGTAAATTAAATGTATCTGGCGGTATAATGACCGGTCCTATCACGTTGCCTGCGGCGCCAACACTGCCACTACAGGCAGCAACAAAAGGCTATGTGGACAGCGTGGTAGAAAATTTACCAGATCCAGTGTTGACCTTGGATGGTCTTACGGATGTATTCGTAAGCGATGCGACAAGTGGTCAGATATTAGCGTTCAATGGAACCTATTGGTATCCCATAGATGCACCAGCAGGCGGCGGTACAACAATTTCAAATGCCGCAGTTAATAGTTCTGGTCATTTAATTATTACAACTTCCAGTGGATCAACCATAGATGCTGGTTATGTTGTTGGTGCCACAGGAGCACAAGGACCCGCTGGCGCAGATGGTGCACAGGGTATTCCAGGTGAAACAGGATTACAAGGCCCACAGGGTATTCAGGGTCCGGCTGGTGCCACAGGTGCCACAGGAGCACAAGGACCTGCAGGCGTTGCCGGTACAGACGGTGTTGGTATAACCAGCGCGATTGTTGACATAACAGGGAACCTAATCTTAACCAAGTCCAACGGATCAACCATCAATGCCGGACAAGTAAAAGGTGTTAAAGGTGACACCGGTGAAGCTGGCGCTACAGGAGCAACCGGCGCTACGGGAGCTCAGGGTATAAGTGTTACCAGTGCAACTGTCAATGGTTCAGGCCATTTAATTCTCACACTAAGCAATGGCACAACTATAGATGCCGGCAGCAGTGTAGGTCCTGCAGGCCCACAGGGACCGCAGGGCGAACAAGGCATAGAAGGACCTGCCGGCACAAGTTATACAATTAATAACAAAACAGGCCAAGTTCAGGTATACGGTGTTGGTGCAACAACGCAACCGGGTTATGACTTAGAAATAGATCTTGCAAATAAAGCAAATAAATTAACCACTGCAAGAAACATCGCTCTTACAGGTAAAGTAACTGGTTTGGCCAGTTTTGATGGCAGTGCAAATGTAACCATGCTAACCAGCTTGAATGGTGTTAGTACTTCCGAAATCAGTGAAGGCACTAATCAATATTTTACAACCGCAAGGGCGAGAAGCGCATTAAGTGCAGGCGCAGGCATAAGCTATAACAGTAGTACAGGTGTTGTAAGCCTAAACACTAACACAGATCAAGTAGCAGAAGGCGCAAACAATTTATATTTTACAAACAATAGATTTGATAACAGGCTTGCACAAAGTAATTTAATGGCATTGGCGGATGTTGCTAATGTTACGCCAACAACAGGTCAGGCCTTGGTCTGGAACGGTAATACTTGGGCACCGGGTACCGTAAGCTCAGGCGGTGGCGGTGGCTCGAGTTCTGTGTATAAATCAACAGTTCGTATAGAATATGATGCCAGTGGTAACCTAAGTAGTGTAAGTGTACTGGATGGAAATATCAGTGCTGTTATAGCAACGGCAACAAGTACAACTGCCACAGTTACATTTACATTTGCAGGTAGCACAAGCACGCCATTAGGTATACAAGTCTATGGTTATCAGCGAACAAACAACGTTTATGTGACTCGTGCCCTGGCCAGTGATTTCCCAACGAGAACTTTACTAGGTGGCGGTAGCAGCGGTAGTCCAACGGCATTTGATGCTTTTGATTCCAGTGCAAATACAATGACACTGGGCTTAACTAAAGCGGCAACAGGTTCCAGTGCGGCTGTGGGTCAGACAACACATTGTATTGTTCAGTTTATTTTAAGTTCAGTTTAAAGGTATACAATGACTATTCATTCATGGAAAACAAACTTTATAGGTCTTAACAAGCCCAGTAAAGTTTTATCCGGAACAGCAGATTCATTTACAAGTATAGGTCTTTGGCCTTATGCAAATGGAGAAGATGATCCATATTGGAGTGGTGGCATAAACCCACAATATTATCGTTGGCAAGTTACGTTCACTGTTAATGAACGCTTGCATGGCAGTCATTTAACTAGAACACCGTTTAGATTTAATGCACAGGATGTTGAAGTAGGTGACTTTGTTGCAGGTGCACAGGACGGAAAAGTCTGTCAGATCATGAGCATTATCAGTAAAACTGACAGCCAAATAGTTGCTATCGTAGAAGACAGACTGCGCTATAATACGTTTCGTGATCCAACTGGTTTTGGTCTGTTCACAACACCGGGACAGGTAATTTTCTTCCAGATCAACGAACTTGGCTACCCCATGCTGGATCCCGTTCCCGGCGAAGCCAGCAGTGATTTTGCCGACAACGTATTGAGTCGTTTCCAATATTTAAATCCACTTATTAACTATGTTCTCGAAAAACAAAACCATGGCTTTCAACAAGGAGATGCAATCTGTATTGAAGACGAAGAATTTGTTTTAAGTGACAGAGACAATGTAGATAAATTTGTAGGCACCGTAGTACATCCTGGACCAGGTCCACACCAGTTTATTTTACGCCCTGCCAACGGCATTATCGACTTTGTTCCCAGTTTACCTGGCAATGTAGGAGATTACATATATCCCAGTATTGACGGCAGCGGTGATCTAACCATTGACGATTCCAGCCGCAGACCTATTTACATGAAGGTTGCCACAGAACTGCCAAGTATTTCAACCGGCACTGGTATAGACCCACTGGGAGTTGACGATGAGGTAATCGAATTTAATAGAAAACAAATGACCCTGACCGGCAGCGGCAACGGTTATGTAACCTTGGATGAAGTCATAGATATAATAAACGCAGAAACTTATTTTCATAAAATAACCGCATTGAAAGTTGGTGCCGCAACACAGGTTATATCAGGACAGGATGGATTGCTTAATTCATATGGTGTTGTTGCAGGTTATACCCCGTTCAGTGCCAGCATCAACGGCACACTGGTTAATTTCACTACCACAGTAAGTGGTGCAGCCGCTTATGGCGATCCCATTGTTGCAGATGCCAATGACATGGTCATTGATATTAACAACGCAAATATCACAGATATAACTGCTACAGTATTAAATGGTGGTGCGCTTTGTATTACCAATTCATCTGGCGGCACAATAACTATTGCAAATATATCAGCAGACGCCAACGGCAACGACTTCGCAGGCGCTGGTAGTATATCTGCGCTGCCAATACAAACCCTGGCAAACACTTCATCATATGCCCTACGTTTACAACGCAATGATGGTGGTCCACTGACCATGCGAGATGTTCAAGGAACGTACCTTGATCGAGCAGGAGTTATGAGTGGTCAGACAGGTAGATACGCTCTTGGTCTAAACATAGAACAGGGTTTACGCAGTAGTAGGGTAAGTGTTGTCGCAGATCTGACTGCAAGAGACGCATTATATCCTTTAGTTGGTGATCAAGCGCATGTATTAAATGCAGGCCATGGAGAATGGGCTATCTACGTATTTGATGGTGCAAATTGGCAGGAGTTTGGTAATAAACGCAGTAAAGAAACAGACGCACGTACTCTTGTACTGGACGTAGATGTATCAGTGCTGAGCGTAGGCATTAATACCCTGAGCATAGGTACCATAAGTTCTGATAGAACTGTCAAAGACGTAAGAGTTTTAGTTACTGCGGAGTGCCCTTCTGATTGTTCATTAACTGTTGGAACTACTATGAATAAAAACGCATTCACAGACATAAGAGATGCTGTATTAACCGCGTCTGGTTCTTATATCGTGGACTGTGATTATAGAATAACATCATACACTGAAGTTGTTGCAGAAGTAACAACACAGTCACTTGGCACAGGTCAAGTAACAATAATTTTAACATACGTATAAAGGAGAGACTATGCCTAAGTTAGATGAAGACGATTTCGTAGATCCGGGTAATCTGCCAGAAATCACACAGAGTAAATCTGGACCGCCGCCTGTTAGCACAGGCTCCACGGCTTTTGGTTCAACAAGCGGATTTTCACAGCCAATTACCAACGGCATTGGAGCGCAGAATCTAGGCGGTGGCTATGGTTCGTTTAATGGATCTAATTCACCAATGCAAAATAGTTTTGGCACAGCACCGACAAACAACACCAGTGGACAGGCCGCTGGCGCCATGCACTCAGGTGGCGAATCAACAGTAAAACTAGATAAAGAATCACAGGACTGGATTAATAAAAAATGGCGTCCGGTCATGGGCTGGGTCTATATGCTTACATGTACCATGGACTTTGTAGTATTTCCAATCTTATGGAGTTTATTGCAAGCTCTAAGTAAAGGCAGCGTAACAAGCCAATGGCAACCATTAACACTGCAAGGTGCGGGATTATACCATATCGCTATGGGTGCTGTTCTTGGTATTGCGGCTTATGGAAGAACCAAAGAAAAAGTAGAAGGCAAAGCGTAAGTAACTTATTATGATCATAGACGAATTCGACCATTACTTTAGACTATGCTTGAACAGAACTCTTACCAGTGAAGAAGCCAAATCATATCTATTAGTAGTCGACGACATTGCAGATGTTGAGCCTGACAATGACGATACTGTTATGGTCTATCATTTAGACGACAGCGAAGGTGATGGCAATCCGCATTGTTACGATGTTAGGCTTGCCGCTAGTATAGACGCAGAGCAAGGAGATCAAATCCTTGCCGGTCTAGAAGAAATATTCCCCGAAGATGATTTTGACTGCGAAAGTAGCATGGACTCTGTGTCTGAACAGCAGTTATTAAACACTGTAACCCTTGAACAATTAACTAAAATAGCTTGACAATTAATGATTTTTCATTTATAATAGTTAAATGAACTATCTTACCACGACTCTAATTGTTACACAGAAGCAAATAAATGCTTTTGGAGAGTTGTCCGGTGACAACGGACCAGTTCATTCTGAAGATGGTATAGTACAGGGCGGATTTATAATAGGGTTATTACCAAAACTAGCCAAGCAAACATTTAATAGTGCCGGTATATTTTTTGGTGCGCACAGTGTGAGTATGATGCTAGATGCCAAATTTAGAAACAAATTACCGGCTAATAAACAAGTAACAGTTAAATTTGGTTATAAACCAAGAAAAAACACACCATTGATTAAATTGACTTGGCAAATATTTGATTCCGATAAAAATTACTGCGAGGGTCATTGGATTGTATATAAAACTAACATTGACTATTAATCATTTATATTATATAATACACTATGACTAAACGAATTGGCTTTGCTTGCAAATGGATTGATTACCCCCACCAACTAGATGGTATCAAACCCAAAGATGATTGTAAACAATACAACACAGGCACGACCACTATTACTTGGCTTAACCGCCAAAGTCAAACTGTAGCTGAACAGAAACTATGGGACTTAATGGTTCAAAACCTAGAAGCTACACGTAAACTTATCGAGAAAGTCGGCGAACTCGATGAAAGCCTCAGGATGGTACGTATTAGCAGTGATCTGCTGCCTGCTTATACTGAACCCAAATGGAGTTACTTCTGGCAGCGTCCAGATGTTAAAGAATATTGCAGTAGAGTTTTTTCTAGTATTGGTGACCATGCTAGATCTCGCGGTGTACGTCTTAGTTTTCATCCTGGACAGTTTTGTGTCTTGGCTAGCGAAAGTGACGACATTGTTCAGCGCAGTATAGAAGAATTTGAATATCACACAGACATGGCTCGCTATATGGGCTATGGTCAGACGTTTCAAGACTTTAAGATTAATGTGCATATTGCAGGCCGCCGTGGTCCACAGGGTATTAAGGATGTTATGAAGCGTCTTAGTCCCGAAGCACGTAACATGCTGACTATCGAGAACGATGAGATTTCTTGGGGCATTGAACATAGTTTAGAATTGGTGGATACTTGTGCCTTAGTCCTAGATATCCATCACCATTGGATTAAAACTGGAGAATATATTGAAAATACTGATGATCGTATTAAAAAGATTAGTGATAGTTGGCGTGGCGTTCGTCCTGTTATTCACTATTCCGTCAGCCGTGAAGATGTACTTGTCGGCCATACCGGATCTGAGCGTCCCGCTCTTGGTCCGTTAATGGAAAGTGGCCATAAGAAAGGTAAGCTCAGAGCACATTCAGACTTCTACTGGAATGATGCAGTAAATACTTGGGCTATTACACACAGCACATGGGCAGATATCATGTGCGAAAGCAAAGGTAAGAATCTTGCCAGCTTTAAGCTACGTGAACTATTAAATGACTGAACAGGAAATACTAGACTTATATAAAGCCATGGAGCTGGAGTTTGGTGAATTACCCAACTTCGAACATTATCCTCGACAGTTCGCTTATTACTACAAACTCTATAAACTGGTTCAACAAAATGTTCAAAAATCTAACTGAAGTTTTTACTGATCCCTGGCATGCCACCTTAGATGCCATTGAGAAACGAGTATTTCTTAGATCTACGATCCCAAACATCATGGAGGTTATCTACAAAGACAGTACACCGGAACAAGGTCCCTGGGTAGCCGGTGGTATGGGCCGCCAGCTTGCCGTGGATCCAACCAACACTAAATTTTCTGACATTGATGTGTGGTTCAGCGGTGCCACAAGTTATGAACAGTGTATGATTAGATTGAATAATAATTTTGGAAATTCAATGTATGAAACATTTTCCAGTGATAATGCAAAAACTTATCAAATCGGCGACCACAAAGTTCAATTAATTCGTAGAAATTATTACAACAGTTTAGATGAAGTTTTCAAACAATTTGATTTTACCTGTTGCCAAGTTGCAGTAGACAAAGATCTTAATATTCAAGGTCCAGGCATTGAAGATGCTAGGTCATTTAAACTTCGCGTAAATCGCTTGGATCATCGAGGTTTTTTGGCTCGTTACGCCAAATATGTGGGCTATGGCTATACCATGCCCAATCAAGCATTTTTGGATATCATCAATAATGAGGACATCAACTATGAATTTGACGCAGAGTCTCTTGGATACTGAGCTAGGGCAAGCAGTACTGCTTAGTAAACTCAGTGGGAGGCCGGCACCGATATTTGATGACGTATTTGCTTGGAACGGTAAAGTCATGGATAGATCCACTGCCGTTATTGCACTATTAAAAGTTTATAATCACGTACCTGTGGGTGACAATGTCAAGGTATGTGCTTTTATGAAATATTATCGCAGATTTGAACCCATTGAACACAGTGATTTTTTTGTGGGTTCTATTCTCGACGAAGAACGCGACTTGGATCAACAAGCTAGATTTTGGTTCAGCAGTGTATGTCGTACAATTCGTGGTGAAGTAGCAGAATTATCTGCTGACGCAGTCAAGCAAATTTTGATTACTTTACATTCATGAAAAAAGATCAAATAGTTCTTACATTTAACTCTCATCCCAGTGTTTCGGCAATTCATTCAGACTATGAAATACAAAGATTGACTAGAGCTGCCACTGATTTAGGTTTTAACATAGTTAAGTTGGGTGGGCAACAACTTATAACACCACTTGACGAAGATCTACCACGAGCAGTTTTTAATATGTCACAGATGACAACGTTTAGTCATCAGCAATATCTACGTGATTTAGAGCTACGCGGTGTAGGTGTGTTAAATCCGATTTATAATTCAATTATTGCAGATGATAAAATGTTGTCATACATTGAATTAAAAAATTCAGGGTTCCCAGTTCCAAAAACACTGCACATTAATCCTTTATTCTTAGATGACAAAGGTGCATTAATTAAACGTATTAACGATGACATGGGTTGGCCCTGTGTGCTCAAAATTACAAACTCGTCACTGGGCAGAGGTGTAATCAAGATCAATACCCAACAGGAGTTCGAGGATACATTTTCCTTGTTAAACATCTGTTCACTTAGAACCGCAAACAACGACACTACTGCTAAACTTTTAATTCAAGAATATATCAAAGAATCACAGGGACAAACGGTTAGAGTAATTGTATTAAACAACAAATGTCTAGGCTCATATCTAAAACTGTCACACTGTCACTGGAAAGCAAACACTACCAGTGGTAGCTATGACAGAAAACCATTTGAACTAACTAATACCTTATCTGAAATGAGTTTGAACATCTGTAAATTATTTAGATTGAATTATGCGGGCATTGATTTTTTAATGGGTAAACATGGCTTTTTGGTTGGAGAAATCAACACCGTTCCCATGCTCAAGGGTTTTGATTTGATGCACTCTGATTTAAATATCTATCCAGAAATTATTAAAGGGCTGATAAATTAGTGACCAAACACTAGAAAAAAATGCTGCGACCGCACATTTTTTCTTGACTTTACCGATAAGTAATTGTATAATAAACACATAGCGTCTAAGACAGAGCTATATTATTATCTTGCTTAATTAAGGAGAACTACATGTTTACAGCAGATGCAATTATCGATACAGTACAAACTGGCAAAAAAACTTTTGTCAACACATTCGTTACCAACGAAACCGTAAAAGAAGCCCTAGTCAACTTTGTTGATGCGCAGGCAGAATATACAAAGAAAGCTGTTAAAGTCGGTCAAGATACTGTTAGCACACTGGCCAGTGAAACCGTCAAGGCGTATCAAAACGCTACTAAATTCGACTACGCCAAGTTTGGCGAAGGCGTAATGAAGGCTTATCAGACTACAACTGCCAAGAAATAATTAAATTTTATTTCTAATAAATCCTTGCTAAATAACATATTAGCAAGGATTTTCCACCATGAGATTTCACCAAATAGAAGAAGCGCCACAGATAAAAACAGATGACAATATGAGAACTTATATGGCTCTCAAAGGCATTGAAAAGAAAATGCATGCACAAGGCATTAAGGGCGCTCAGGCTCTGGAATTTCTACAAACAACGTTACTGGACATTGCGTTAAACGCTGTGGGACGTGAAAAACGTGCAGGCTATGAACCACATGTTCTTAATGTAAAGAACTGGGCAGACGCCAAAGAATTTTTAATGACTGCTTTTAGAGACGGTCGTGAACAAGGTGTGGCGGAAGGCTATTACGATTTAAACGACGATGGAATGCAGCCGATTGATTTATCTTCTAACCCAAGTTTTAAACAGATAATCAATCGTTATACTCAATTGGTCTATCAAGGTCACGCAGGTGAAACTAACCCAGAAGAAGATGAAGAATACGATGCTATCGAGCAGTATGTTGCCAAGCGTTTCGGTCCCAAGGGTTCTGCACATTTACAAAAAGCCGGTGAAGTAAGTTACTGGGGTAGAGATGACAAGCCGTTTGGCCGAGACTCTCGCAGTAGCAACTTGGGTCGCCCAAGTCAACCCGGCGGGGATTTTAGAACTACTAAAGCTGGTAAGATGCATGGTCAAGATGCTAAAGTAATGAAGGCTAAAGTTGCTGATAGATTAGGTCGTCATCCTGCTCCCAACTTACCAGAGGGTGTGGCGGAAGGCACCGGAGTCACGGACTACAATCCTCCAAGTCAAGGTGGCACACGCAAAGAGTTGACAGCACGATATCACAAAACCAAAGATCCCAAAGATGCCGAGGCTGCTAGAAAAGCAGGAGCTACGCAAAAAGAACTGCAAGGTGTGGCGGAAGGCTATACCGTAACTCGCGGCATTGATCGCGAACGCTATCAAGAACGACCAGGTTTAGAAGGCCCATTTAGTACTCGCAGTGGTAAAGTTGTTTATTACGATCCCCAAGAAGGCAAGTACTACGATCCTGAAACTGATTTTTACATTGGCCACGAAGATTGGAATGCTATGAACGAAGCAGGTTTTGGTCGTGCAACGGGTAGAGCAAGCTGGGACAGCAATATGCCAGACTACCAAGGTGACTATGGCGGTGAAGCTAATTGGGGACGCAGAGAACGCGAAGACGACGAGCATCACGAAATCGACCGTAGAAACGAACGCATAGCAGCCAGCGGTACTTGGTATATTACTATTGACGGTAAATTATTGAAGAACAAAGAAGGCCAACCATATACATTTGTGGGTAAGGCGGCGGCTAATAAAGCCGCAGTTACAATGATGCAAAAGCCTTTTAATCAGGGCAAAAAATTTATGTTAACGACAAAGGGCGAATAATGAGATTAGATGAAATTATTGACACTGATGTTCCAGAAGTTGGTGATATACTTGAAGTAGAAATCGGCGACGAGTTGGTAGAAACAGTTATAGCTGGAATAGATCAAGGTGATTACATCTGCGAAACTGACAATGATCTAGGTATGACATTATTAGAAGCAGAATATCAAGGACGCACAGTTAAACTAGGTAAGCCCATGCAGGGTGACGTTAAGAAGTTTAAAGTCTATGTTAGAAATCCTAAAACAGGTAAAACTGTTAAAGTAAACTTTGGCGATCCTAATATGCGTATTAAGAAAAGTAATCCTGCAAGACGTAAAAGTTTTAGAGCACGTCACAACTGTGCTAATCCAGGTCCAAGAACAAAAGCACGTTACTGGAGTTGCCGTAAGTGGTAATGAGAAAATATATTACGATTGTAGAAGCGGCTGGCAAAGGCTGTCCTATTGCTACTCACGATTTAGAAGTCAATGTCAAGAATCGACAAGTAGGTATAGACAATCATCACTATGGTCCTGCTAATCCAGACAAGCCCGGAGATTATTGGAAAGTTGCAGCCAAGCAATGGAACATCGATGAAAAAACTGCTAAGACAATGCAATGCGCTAATTGTGCGGCTTTTAATATCACCGATGCTATGTACAAATGTATACACGATGGCATGGGCAAACAAGCATATCAGGAAGAAAAGACTAGAGAAGCCGCAGACTTAGGCTATTGTAACTTACTACATTTTAAATGTGCCGGAAGCCGTAGTTGTGAATTATGGATCACCGGCGGTCCTATTATAAAATAAAATGTTAACTTTAACTGACAGTGAGTTTAATCCAGATGGCTACTGGCGAAACCCAATAGCCAAATTACTCTATGAACCCACCTACGAAGACTTAGAATTGTTTGATCAAAATGGCTATGATCTCACACAACTGGAACGTCACTATGCTTATGGTAATTATGTTAAGCCTAAAAATCAACGTGGTCATAGGCATGCAATTAAACATGATTGGTTCACTGAAGAAGTTAAACTAGAAGGCGCTGTACTGAATCACAGTAATTTATTTGAGCGCAAAGCCTATGCTGGACCAGCATTAGAACAATTACAGCACTGGGCTAAAAAACTTCCACTAGTATACAAGGTTATTGCCATACGAGCAAAATGGGGACTGGATTTTAGCATGGATTACGTAGATCAACAGGGTAATTCATTTGAAATATTACACTGGGAATGGGATAGCTTTAACTACGATGAAATTTCTATAATTAAAAAAGAAATAGAACCCGTACTCAAAAATATCGATTGGAACTCTGCTGCCAAAGATTTGATTAAATACAAAGATAAATGGCACCATTTAGAATTCTTTGCACAAAGTGACTGGAAGTGCAACTATTTTGGAGTACCAAAAGAACGATTCAAAATGGTAATTTGGAAATAACATGAAAAAAATCATATCAATAATGTTACTGTCTATATGTACAGTGGCACTGGCACAAAAAGAAAAGCCCATGGTCGTCTATGACTGGAAAATAAATCGTGTAGTAGACGGAGATACTGTAGAAGTAGCTACACCCTGGGTCCCGGATCCACTACCCAAGAAAATGAGCATTCGCGTATTTGGCGTAGATACTCCTGAAAAAGGACACAGAGCTATGTGTGCCAGCGAAGCGCAACGTGGAGAAGCAGCCACTGCATTTACGAAGAAAGTTATCACTGAAAGTAAGACAGCTCGTGTAGCTGTACAAGGCTGGGACAAGTATGGCGGACGTATGCTAGGTGATATTATATTAGATAACAATACTAGTCTACGTGGATTATTAATTCAAAACGGGTTCGCTCGTGAATACTATGGCGAAGCCAAACAAAGCTGGTGCAATTAAAAGAGATTTACCTTGGTGGTTTGAGCTATACCACATAGCCTGGATGTTGTTCTTTCCAGTTATGTGGTATTTCTTCGGTGTCACTGTTGCTCTGATCACATTCTTTGTTGTATGTGCGGCTTATGTGACTTTTGCTTGAATTATTTGTAATACATGTATATCAAGCCAGGAATAATAATAAAGAACTGCGGTATAAAGTTTAGCATCAGTGCACGTTCTCGCCAGCGCCATCCTACATATATCCAACCACTTGCGCCCAGCATCTGAAGTAGACTGTTCCAGGGTGTTATTCCCTGCACATGTAACACCATAGCAGATAAAATTACTATGGCGCTGGCGTATTTAATGTACCAGACATGGTCTCTCATTTTAATATAGCGACCCTGATGTCATCTGCCACACTTATATCTGCTACTTGCTGATCAAAGTGTTCACTGATCCACTCTGAAGTAAATTTACTCCAGACTAGAGAATTCTGTTCTGCAAACTTTAGTATGGCTTGATTTTGCCAGTTGATTTCTCGTTGCATTATTTGATCATTATGGTAAGCAAGGTAACTGGGGTACTTGATATCAAATCCACCTGCTTGCTTCCACCATGTAAAACTTGTATCATCAGGTCTGTGCACTAATATAATCCAGTCGTCAGGAAACTCTGTTTTTATTTTATCCAGACTATAGGCCCAGTCATGACTTTTAACTAAACAAGTGCCACCTTGTTTTTCCCAGGCAGTTTGTAAATAACCGGCATCAAGTTTGGCTTCAAATTCCATGAGTCTACCAAAATAAGCTCCTTTGTGACCGCTAAAACTGTTGTGGTCATAGGTTCTGGCCAGTGTTCTATCTGAAGTGTTGAAACCAGCCAGAGATTCTAAAATTTGTGCTATGCCACTCCAACGGCTTCCAGGGACACCGGTAAAAAATATTCTATTTGGTAATATCATAGCTTTTCATATACAAAATATAAACGATCAACATCTTTTTTAAATTCTAACAATTTAAGATTATACCGTTCTGCAAATTCATTTACTACTTCAAAACTCCAGGGAAATATATCTACATAGGGTCCTGTCTTATGTGGCCTGCCGGGGTTGGCACGTAGATAAAATCTGCCATTTTTTGCAAGTAAACTAACGCAGGCCGAAAATCTTTCCTCGATTTCATCTTTACTATTAAAATTAATACTACCCAGTGCTATGATAACATCATGACTTTCAGGTTTTACTTTATAATCTCTGATATCTACTTGATAGTCAGCTGCATTGTTGTAGGGATCTATACCTACGATGTTGTGAATTCTTCCCTTGAATGGGTGATACCCGCAGCCTACATCGAGGACGTTTTTAGGATTGAGTTTATTAACTTCATCTGCTAGTTGCCAACCAGTGTGACTGTATTCGTCGGTTCTGGGCATCCAAATTTCTCCAAAAAATCTCATTGTATATCTGTCACTGAGATCTGCTGTGATGTCACCCAGTGTACCTACATAATCGCAGGATAAATGTAACTCGGCATCCACGGCATCTTTGAACTTGCGATAGCGGGCAGGTGTCCAGGGTAACTGATCCACTACTGTATTTTCGTCGATGGCGGCTAAAATTTTAGAGTACTTGGGTAAATTGAACGCTTGTAATAAATTTTTTTTAAGAAGATTAAAAATTTTAGTATTCATAGTATTTTTTTGAGTTATTGTATAAATATTTACAATGTAAATTTATTTATATCAACTAACCACAAAGGAAATACACATGAAAAAATTTCTAGCAATTTTAACACTGGTTTTAAGTGCTAATGCAATTGCCTGGCAACCAACTAAACCTATAAATGTATATGTAGGTTTCGCTCCTGGTTCTGGAAATGAACTTAGTTTTAGGGGCGTTAGTGCATTATTGGAAAGGCAGAATAAAGACCTCACGTTTATTATACGAAATCAACCTGGCGCAGATGGCGTAATAGCTATGAATGATTTTATAACTAAACCCAATGACGGATATCATTTGTATGTACCCAGCCATCAAGGTATTTGGGTCACTGCAGAATATTTCAATAAAGCCGCTGTGAAATATACATTAAATGACTTTGAATACGTAATGAGTATTGCTAAAAGTCCCCTAGCTATAGTTGTACCCGGTGACAGTGACATCAAAACTGTTCCAGAATTTTTAAAGACAATACAAAATCCAGTTAAGCCCTTGAATATAGCCGCGGGCAGTGGAGCACATAAATTAGCATATAATTATATGAGTGATAAGTTAAAACTAGACGAAACAAAGGTTCAGTTGGTTGGATATAAAGGACCTGCTCAAGCGGCTGTGGCAGTTGCCGGCAAAGAAGTAGACTACGGTATACTTCCTGTTGCCGTTGCACAAACACTGGCACAGTCTGGTAAAATTCGAATACTGGCAATCTGCGGCGAAAAGAAGCTGGCACAGATTCCCGATGTTCCACTAATGAATCAATATATTCCAGGTATGAATGTCTATGCCGCATGGGGACTAATTTTACCAAAAGACACTCCCAAAGAAATTATTGACTGGTATGTAAAAAATTTCGGCAGCATTATTCTTGGCAAGGAAGCCCAACAGTTTTTTGACAATAATTTAATGTTTTCTGATGAACGAGAACTAACTCCTGCTGGATTTAAAAACAGTATGATGCAGTTACGCAAGCAGTGGATTCCTATTATCAGCAAACTAAATACACAATAAGAACCCACCTTAGGGCCGTTGTCGCTAACGGTTAGGAGCACTAGTTGCTCCAGGCGTCAAACAGGCGGCTGCTGCCTGGTTCAGGGTTACGCCAGACTCTGCTCAAAGTGAGCTTTTATTTTGGATATTAATGTTTACAGAACGAGTCACATGGGTACATCATTGGAGCGACAGAACGTTTAGTTTTAAATGCACCAGAAATACTGCATTTCGATTTACTGCCGGCGAATTCGCCATGATTGGTTTAATGATTAACGGTAAAAGAGTTGTCAGAGCTTACAGTATAGTAAATCCACCTTGGGCTGAAGAACTGGAATTTCTTAGTATTAAAATACAAGACGGAGAGTTAACCAGTAAACTTCAACACATCGAAATTGGCAGCGAAGTTGTCATCATGCCTAAATGTACAGGTACACTGGTCAACAGTGCTCTAGATAAAGGCGGAGAACTATGGATGCTGGCCACTGGTACAGGACTTGCTCCTTTTATGAGTCTGATACGTGACTTAGAAACACTGGAAACATGGTCAAAGATTCATATAGTACACAGTGTCAGAGAAGCTAAAGATCTAGCTTACAACACAGACTTAGCATCTGCATTTAAACTTCATCCTCAAGACGGTGACTTGCATGAAATGGTTAGTAATGTGCTAGAATATCATCCTATACTCACAGGTAACGGTGAAGCCAGGATCACAACACAGTTGACTTTGGGACAATTACCTGTTAATATAGCAGAAGATAAAATCATGGTATGTGGTAATTTAGAATTTAATCATCAAGTTGCGGCATGGTGTCGTGATCAGGGCATGCAGGAAGGCAGTATTCGCGAACCTGGACAATTTGTAGTAGAAAGAGCATTTGTAGAAAAATGAAAACATTAATCTTAGTAGCATTACAGGAAGAATTAGATAAAACCAGAGTAGACTGCCCAGTTGTTTATACAGGAGTAGGTGTATCAAATGCAGCCATGCATGCTACTTTGGCCGTACTTAAACATAGACCTGACTTAGTTATTAACTATGGTAGTGCAGGTAGTTTAAAAGGAATAACCGGACTTAACAGCGTAGCCAGCGTTTGTCAGCGTGATGCTGATTGTAGCCCATTACGTGAACGTGGTTATATGTTAGGCGAAAATCTATTGTATTATCATAGTCAAGAAGTAGGTGTTAGAGTAGGCTCAGGTAATAATTTTGTCACAGATCCAGATCAATGGACATTAGATCATTGCGACTTAGTCGATATGGAACTCTGGAGTATTGCAAAAGTCTGCGAACATGTTAAAATACCATGGATTAGTCGCAAATGGGTCAGTGACAATGCTGACGGGGAAGCAGGGAATACATGGGAAGATTCACTAGCACAAGGTCAAGAAGAATTCATTAAATGGTTTAATAACCGTTAACATCAAATCATTACACGGTTGTTTGATTAGCGTTGGCTAATCCCTATTGAGGCTGTACAGGTTGTGCTGTGCCGTCAGAGTCTTAGGTTGTGTACGTTAGGAACTAACGAAAGGTTCTAAAAGATTGCGGAAATGTGAAAAAGATACAACCGCAGATATTCATAATTTCGCTGTATTGGGATTATGAGTGTTACCGCTGACAGTCAAGTCGTGAGTAAGGGGTACAGGTCAACCGCCTCTGTTGCTAAAGCAAATCTCATTAATACAGTATGAAAGCAGAACTCACGAAATGTTTTTATTTTTTGCCGGTTAACGGCAAATTATGACCGAATCTACGAAATAATCAACCAGTATTTGAGTACTTTTCGATACCGTGACTTTAGAAATAAATGATTCGAATACGCAAGTATGAAGAATCATAGTGCGTAGCAATGCGTAGCACTTAGTAAAATCCCGTAATATATGACTTGTCACGATCTGATATATCTGTTTAATTAAGGTAAATAATATAAAATATTGGAGTCAGTATGATATTAAATGAAGGTGGTAATGTATTTGCAAATGCTGTGCCATTTGATCACAAAGACGTGCCTGCTATTCTAAAAACAGTTAATAGTGCGTTACGTGGTACGGGTATTGAAGTTATCCCCGTGGGTAGTGCCGCTTCACCTAAACCTGGCAAACAAAGCGGTGACATGGATGTTCTAGCCGACGAAGCCACGGTAATGCATTATTTTAAAGCCAAGGACGCTAAAACAGCACGTAAGGCTCTAAACGATTATATCAAAAGCAAAGGTTTAGATACAGCACAAACCGGTATTAATGTGCACGTAAACGTTCCAGTTGGCAATGAGCATCACCAAGTAGATATCATGGTTACTGCTAATGCTAATCAAGTTGCTAAATTCCATACACATCAGATTCCACAAGGCAGTCCTTACAAAGGTGTAAACAAACAATTACTCATGGCATTCCTAGCCAAGGATAAAGGCTATATGTGGAGTGCTTGGCAAGGTTTATTTGCCAGAGATCAAGCAGGTAAAAAAGCAGACTTTGTCACTGATGATCTAGCAAAGATCGCAGAGATTTTAACCGGTAAAGCCGATGCCGCAGTGTTGGGCAGTGTGGAAAGTATCTTGGCGGCATTGCCACAACAACAGGCTGCTGAATTACTAGCTCGTGGCAAGGCAGATCCTAACTGGAAAGAAATAAAACAAGAAAGTAAAGTCGGTACTAACGAATGGTTCCGTAATATGTTAAACCGACTATGAGATTATTAGAATTATTGGACTTAATGGAGGCTATGGATCCTAAGTTGGGTCGTGCTTTCAATCACTTAGAGGATCTAGTATTCTTTTATGGCAGTGCAGGAACGATAGAAGCTCTTGAACATCTAAAAGACATGAACACTGAACAAGGTAGTTCTAGTGTTCGTATGAAGTGGGATGGTAATCCTCAGATATATTGGGGACGTGAGAATGGTCAGGTTATCCCACCACACGGACATGCACAATGGAGTAAAGGTATATTACCACAATCTGGTGAGGATGTTGGCAAGTACATTATGAGCACGGGTAAGGCTGTGACACCAGAAGAAGTTGCGGCTCGTCAGCAATTTGCAGATAAATTTGCCAGTCTTGCGCCATTGTTTGCTGCCTCTACACCCAAGGAACTAGACGGGAATACAACATATTATGTTTATGCAGATGCACTGTTCTTGACACCACCAGAACTAAAAGACGGCGTTTATACATTCTGCCCTAACCCAAAGAGCCAAACCTGTTATCACGTTCGTGCTGACAGTGGCTTAGGTAAGCGTATTGCACAAGCAGAAGTCATGGTTGTTGGGCATGCTTACTTTACAGAACACGGGCAGCCCGACAGTGCACAAATACCGATCAAAGATTTTACCGCATTTAATGCTAATCCAAAGTTAATTGTATTAGGTCCGATATACAATGTAGCGCCGGTTAAAGTAGACACAACAAAAATACAACAAGTAGAACAGCATATTAAACAACATGCACAGCACATAGATGCATTCCTACAAGGTGCCGCAGGTTTAAGTGATTTAAAACAAATCATCTATAACTATGTAAACCAAACAGCCAAAGCTAAACAACTAGATAATTTAAGTGCGGTACATTTCTTCCAGTGGGCGGCAACAAAAGTAAGTGCACCCAAACAGGCTAAGATCAAAGAATTAAATCAAACACATAACAATGCACTTGATGAAATATTTAAAATCGTCAAGGCGCTTCAGATATTAAAAGACACGGTTATTGACCAAATTGAAAGCGGACCTCGGGCCGATATCTGGGATACAAATGGAGAGGGTCGCGTAAGATATGCAGACTCTAATAAACAATTCGGCAACGTGAAGTTTGTACCGAGAAAGCGTTGGACACCACAATGAAAACAGATCAATTATTAGAAACGGAAAAAGCAACAGTGGCATTTGCCTTTGGTAGATTCAATCCTGCACACCAAGGACACATTGAAGTATGGCGTGCTGTTGAACAAGCAGGTGCAAATTGGTTTATTGGAACTAATCCCAGTACACTGGGACCCAATGATCCATTAACCTTTGAACAGAAGAGTGCATGGATGGCAGAGATTTATCCTCCTATTAGTGGACATATTGTAGCAGAACAAAGTGTACTAACATTAGCCGCTTATATTTTTAAGAAGTTACGTAAGAATGAAAACGCTAGTATCGCTTATATTACAGATGCACAAGATTGGGCATGGAGTGGTAAATTATTAAATCAATATAATGGCATAGAGGGAGCTCACGGTTATTACAAGTTTGCAAAAATCATTCACGTACCAAGTCCTAGAGTAAGCAGTGCCACAGCATTACGCGATGCGGCTCGTGCTGACGATAAAGTTGCATTCTATCATGCCAGTGGTACAGATCCTAAATTGCGAGTAGCAGGTAAGACATATTTTGACACAGTTAAAGAAGCCTGTGAGAAATATCCATTGCCAGTTAAACGTAGTAAAAAAGTCACGGAAATGGACAGCCAAGGTTATACAGGCAGTCGCGGCAAGAAAAGTCATAGCAAGTATGGCAGTCGCGACAACTATGAATTAGGCAAGGGTAAAGAACACACCGGTACACTTGTAAAAGCCAAAGACGCTGCCAAAGATGCTGAAAAGATATTAAACAAGTCATACCCCAAGACCTGGCATGATGTTGATCCAAAACTTGGCAAACAGGTTGATAAAATGAGTCAGGCTGAAAAGGTCAAGAAAGGCTTTGCTCATTCTAACACATTGAAAAAGAAAGGGGTGGCGGAAGGCTCCGGGGGTGCCAGCGTAAGATCCTGGGCCAACCAAGTTCGCAAAGATCACGGTGCTGATGTAAAGTTTTGGAATCGTCGAGAAGGTGGCGGTGCAGTTGACAGCGTGATTGCTC